TCATCGCCAACTACGAACGAGCTTGCTCGTTCGTCGTTTCGTAAACAGACTAGCGGTAAAGGGTTCCTTCTGTTGAAAAACAGACGGTACCTTCGTTGATCCGTACGTTGAGCCAGCAGGTTGTCGGGCCCCTTCGGTGAAATACCGAAGAAGTTTCGACCACCCACAAAACTCACGTTGAATTGACGGAGACTTCAAAACTCTCACGCGGAATTCCAACCTTTGTAGGTCAAAATTCCAACGATGAGGAAAGGAAGTCTTGCCGAACGGTGACTGACGAAGACAAGGAAAAGAGCTTTCGCGCTTCTCTTTGTCAAGGTTTGGATTTGTATGAAACAAATCCTCACCAGGGATCGGTCCATAAATGGACACGAGCCATCCTACAATTTCATTGTAGGTTTCAGTCATCCCTCTATCCCAGAGTGAGTTAGCATAGCTAATCCAACTGGTATAGATGCTAGGGCTTGGTGATTGGCCCATCACGGTCCTGAAACGGACCGGAGTAACATCGACGCCTCGAAAGGCGTCCATACCACAGGATTCCCGAAAGAATCCTTGGGTGCAACTCTTGTCATGGTTGATTTTCAACCCAAATAACTCGAGTATTGCCATCGCGCTCGCGGCGTAGCCGCTTGGGACGATGACGTCATCACCGTATACATAGATACTCTTGCGAGTATCTGCGTCAGGTGCGTACCCAACAAGGAGAGACCAGATAGTTAGAGCCATAATGGGAAAGCATAATGCTGATCCCATCGGGGCAAACTTCTGTAACTCTAATTCCTTGTTGTCTGGTAGTACAGTTGAACGACTCCTACAACCTTCCAAAAAGAGAGTAATCTCTTCCGGGAATAGTAGGCGAACTAGTTCAAGATGAACTCTATCTGAAGCCTCTTTGAGGTCCAAAGTAGAGTACTTACCATCGATCGAAGCGTTAAACGCTAACCGACGATTCGTCTCTTGATCAGTGAAGTTAACAAAACCCTTGGTTAAGGGGTGCTTCTCCACTCGTTCGACTATTGCTCTAGATAATCCTTGTTGGACCCATTGAAAATCAACGGGTTCACAAGAGATCAGCCTAGGGCCACGAGAATCCTTCGGTACGAGCAAAACTCGCGCCGGGGAATCTTTGTCACCAAGTTGACTAAACTTAGTGTACGTATCGCAGACGTGTCCTAAAGATGCACAAAAATATGCATCAAAAGGATATAGGTCTGTAATGCGTCTGCTAACATTCGTCCATCGGAACTTGTCTTCGAGTGTTTGCTTAATTGCAACCACGCCGGGACCGTGCCGAGGAACTATATTAATACAGTCAAAAGCAGAGAAAACCCTTGCTAGGGCAATCCTTGCTTCGCGGACTACACCATTGATAGTATCCCACGCGTCAAACCTGTCCTTTACAGGACTGGAAAGCCGGGTGGGAGTACGTCGCCGGGTAGTAGTGCAAATCCTATTTTTGACTTGCGTCAAAAACGGGGACAAGTCGGTAAGGTCTTTTTCGGCTTCACAGAAGTCGTTAAGTACCTTTGATTCTTGTCGTTCATTATACGGCAGCTCATATTTGTAAAAACAATACATGAGCAATCGTAAGGTTCTGACGCTTTGCGCGTCGGGATCTTGAAGGACATTTCCGTCTTTGGCGATAACAGTTTGAAAGAGTTCCCCCATGAACATGGGGTACTCGCAACCAGGAGCGGGTTTAAAGCCGCAACTGATTGAGTTCATTCTGCATGCGCCGGTGAGCACTTTATCAAAGTGCTTACCAAGACGGGGTAGGGTTTTCGTAAGAAAACCGATTCCTTCAGAGCTCATACGGTC